GGGATCAAAAGAACTTGAAAAACTTTTGAAAGAAAAACAAGAACAATACGGAAGTTTTAGTTCTACAAGCTATGTTTTTAAAGGCATGTTAGAAAATATTCTTTCGGCTTTTAATGGTTATCAAGTTCGTTGTCCCAACAATATCTTCGGCGTTTGCATGACTATTGTTAAATTATGGCGTTCAATAACTAATAAAAAATATAAAAAAGATACCTATGATGACATCAATGGGTATAACGAATTAAATAGAAATCTTAAAATGGAAGAAAAAGATGGCTAATGATATAATAAAAGTTCCAATGACTCCTTTAATGATGAAACTATTGAATTTTATTAAAAAATATGTCAAAAAGAACAAGTATTATCCAACTTATCAAGAAATGGCTGATGCATTAGAATTTAAAAGTAAAAATTCGGTAACGGTATTAATTAATAAGTTAGAACAAAGAAAAGAAATAAAGCGTTTAAAAGGATATAGACGAAACATAGAATTAAATGGCTAAAGTAGAAAAAAACAGCTTACAAGAATTAGTTGTTAATTTTAAAGAATTTTTTGTTGGCAAAACCGTAGAAGAAGCTACGGAAAAAGCATATCAACAAAAAACACCTAAAGATGACGCTATAATAAATATTACTGACAAGCGTTTTCTTGGGACAAATATAAAAATAGTCAGTAAGGATAATGATGACGATAAATCCCAAACAAATCAGGGATCTGAAAGCAAAGAAAGACAGATTGGTGCTTCTAATGAATAAGCATAAAAGAATGATTCGTAAGTACCAAGTAAAATTACCTGTCTTACATGAAAAGATTGCTGATATGGAACAAAAACAAGATAGTATTTTTACTTAAAATACTATACAAATTGAAAGTTGAATTTAGGGTGTAGGGAATTTATCTCTTAAAAGAAAGGAAACATGAATAATCATAGAAAACATACCGTAGAAGACGATTTAGAACTTTATAAACACATTGGAAAAAAAATATTAGAAGCTAGAACCAATAAAAACCGAAATATTTACCCAATGAATCCTAATAGAAAAATACCATGTAAATTTGTAACCCAAACGGAACTAGGTAAAGCAATAGGAATTACATTTCAGCAAATTCAAAAATACGAAAAAGCACAAAATAAAATACCTTTAGATAAATTAGTTTCCGTAGCTAGATATTTAAAAAAACCATTGTCTTTTTTTATACCACAATTAGACGAACCATTAATATTAAAGCCGGAATGGGAAGTTAAAAATGTCCAACAGTAATTTTGTACCGGTTAATGATAAGCTAAAAGCCTTAATACCTGATCCGATAGAATTAGACGCTTATAATCATTTTTGCGAAATTGTTGAAAGAATGATTATTAACGGACATGAAGCACACAAAACTATACCTAACTTTGAAGAATGTAAGCCGGAAATAGAAACCTTTAAAGTATTTGACGGTATTGAAATTCCGGTTCATGGCTACGCCGATTTAAAAGGTAAAATGATTATAGAGGATAAATGTAAGTTTCCTAAAAGGGGTAGGGTAAAGAAAGACGGTACTAGATCATGGCTTACTTCTAAACTTCCTGATGCACCAACAAGCGACCATTTATTGCAAACGGATTTTTACCATTACGCTACCGGATTACCAATTTATATTTGTTATATAAATGAAGAAAGTTTTAAAGTTTTTCATGCCGATAATTACGAATATTTAAAGCCGGAAAGTATTATGTCTAGGCTACCAAACTTTATTCAAAGGTGTAAGGTAAGGCAAAATTTATTATCTATAAGTAATGACGCAAAAGTAATCAAAGACTACATTCAACCGGATTTTGAAAACTTTAAATGGAAGAATGAACTAGACCCTGATTACTTGATTAATGCTATGAATTTTTGGAAAAATTAATTTTTAAAAAAATCTTAAAAAAACCCATCAGCAAATAATTGTCGCAGCAATTATGAACTACCCTAAAACTTGAATCGTCTATTCTTCAATAAAAATTTTTTTTTGTAAAAAATTGAAAATCCCAATTTGATATAATGTCATTATAAAAATTTTTATGAGAAATTTTTATCGGTAATGAAAATTACCTAGCTATGTTAAATTGTAAATAGGGTTAGTAAGTTCTTAGAATAGGAGCAACTATGAGTGAATATTGGGATAAGGTAGGGAAGATTTATGATAAAGTTAATAATCTTATACCTAATCCATTACCTAAATGTTCAAGGTTAGAATGTAAAAAAGCACACCGAATTTTAATTAAAAAATTTGGTAATCATAAACATTCACCCTTGAAAGGAAACTATCCAATAGATAGTTATGTTAGATGGAACAAAGGTTGGGCTAGATTAATTCATGATCTATCTCATTACATTTATAACTATCGGAAAGGTTATACAAATCGTTTTAGCCATTCACTGCAACATGCGTTGTTAGAATTAGAAATGACACAATTTGCGGTAAATGAAAAATGGTTTGAGGGTTCACTAAAACCAAAAGTTCTTTCTAAAGACGAAAAGAAAGAACTTAAAGTTAAAAGGTTGACAAGTTTATTTAAATCTTGGGAAAGAAAACATAAACTTGCATCAACTTATATTAAAAAATATAAGTCTAGGTTAAAAAGACTTAATATACAACAATAAAAGAACACAACCCTATTTACTACCAATCAAAATTATTTTTTTCTTTCTTTTCATCATCTTCTTTCATGCAGTTATAATGTGCATGTCCGCTTTTATAAAAAGATACAAAAGAATCAGTATTAACAATATTTTTTTTACAATATCTGCATTTTCCTACATCAACTATTTGTTGTATCTTCTTTTTTTTACCCACCTACTATCCCAGCTTTACAACGAAAGCTACGCCTAACTTGTTTATGTTCTTGCATAATTCGGTTTCTTGCCTTTTCTTGCTTTACGTTCGGCAGATTGTTTTCTTGATACTGCGGATCTTCTTTGAGAAGGAGACATTGATCTTGCTTTAGCTAGGGGAACGCATTTAGGATAGTTTCGTCTTTTTTCCCCTTTACTTCTTCCGCAAGGTGGAAAGCTACCGTCTGATCTTTTGTTAGCTATATCCACCCATTTTTCGGAAACCCAGCTTCTTAGTCCCTTTTTAGCCATTACCTTTTTTTCTTCTTTTTCTTCTTACCGCCAGGTGTAATTTTGCCGGAACAAACGCCACTAGCGTACATATTAGCATACGCTGATGGGTACACCTTAAATTTACGTTTTGCGGCAGCTTTGCCTCTAGCACATAGTTTGGCCATTATTTTTTCTTTTTATTTTTTTTCTTTTTCATCTTCGCCGCAATAATTTTTTTCTTTAATGCAGGCGGAAGTGTTTTTTGTTTAGATGTCAACATTATTTTCTCTTTTTCTTTTTATCTTTTTTTTTATTTTTTTTAGGTGGTCTACCTCTTTTTGAACCGTAAGTTCCTTTTCCCATTGGCATAGTTTTCTCCTATTGTTGTTTGTTATTTACCATTTTTTGCAAGACCAATATCTTGCAGAAAATTTATCATTTGCTGTATCGCATCTATGTCTGGCTCTAAAACTTCGTCTTCTAGCCGGATTGTTTTTTTTAATTGTCATATTTGCATCACCAAATCTTATAATTTTTTCTTTACCATTCTTACATGCTTTTACTACAAATTTTTTGCCGCCAGATATTTGCCTTTTGGGGCTATTGCATTTCATTTTAGACTTGTCTATTGCCATTCTTTATAGCCTTGTTCGTCTTTAATTAATGCCATTTGCCTATTATCGTTTTCAAATGTAGTATTTTTTAAACTTACATGAATCCAACCTGAGTTAATATCGGTATCATTGTAGTATTCTAAAATTAGCTGATCAAAAGTAAATTCATTTTTTATTTTTGTAGCAACTTCTTTATTGTCAACACCTGGTATCTCAAAATCGACCGCTTCGCCTTTACAATGCTGACTTGTTGACTTTGAGCCTATCATGGTTGCTAATTTTTCGCTTCTAAATCCGCTAGTAACCTTTATAGGTAAATTATAATGCTCCCTTAAAGGTTGAAGTATTTTTTCGCATAGGTTTTGTAGGTTTTCTATTTGTTTTTCGTCAGGGGTATTATCTAAATTGTTTCTTAATGCAGTTTGGCTTTGTGTCATTTCTTTTAAAGAAAAATTATTTGTCAAGTTCATGTTCTTTTACTCCTTTAAAATATTTATAATCGTATGGTAATACTTTTGCATCATGTTTTTTTCTAAATGATGTTTGTTTGTTTTTAAATTCTAATGCTTTTTTACTAGATTCAAAAATTTGGTTTGTAAATATACTATAAATATCGTCTTTTTTCCATATCACACACCACATTAAGTAATTATTTTTGGTTTTTTTGGCGGTACTACTACTTCTTCCGTACATAAAAACTTAATAAATATTTTGTTTTTATTAACGTCTTCGTTGCCTATTTCTTCTAATTTTTCTATTGATTTATAATTACCGGCTATCATGCAAGAATAACCATCATCAAATAAATCTGGGTATCTATATGGCGGCAAACAGCTATTTGATACGGCAGAACACATAATTAAATTTAAAACAAAATTCATAGTTAATCTTTTATCTTTTTTATTTCTTCTTCTAGTTCTTTTATTTTTTTATTGGCTTCTGCCAAATCTTGTTGTGAATGTTCTAGTTTTTGTAAACATCTTTTATTAGCCGAATCTTTTGACTTACCGGCATCTTGTAACTCTGCCACTTCGCCTTTTAGAATACGAACTTGTTCTTTATATTCGTTAATCAGTTCAAGATTGTCTGACATTATTTTTTATTAGACATTCCGCCTTTAAAAATCTGTGTGCCTTTTATTCCGTAAATTGATGCTACGACCAAAATCCACAAATTAGTGAACCATGATGGTAGTTGCTGAAATTGTTCAAAAAATTCTTTTATCTTAGCAGAAGCACCTGGATCATCTGAAAAAACCCCATAAGCAATTACTAAAATTGGCAAAGTGAGTACGATTAAAACAAACTCATCTTTCCAGTCCGATTGTCTTGCTTCAAGTAATTTACCTGAGTATTCTAACTCACCTTTTGCCATTTTTTCAGCATGAAGCATTTGTGCGTCTGCCATACGCATTTGTGTTTCTTTTTTCTTTTTATAAATATGTGAACCGGCATTTACAGCTAATTTGATTGCACTTAACCACATAACTATCTCCTTTTTTTAAGATGTTTCAAAGTAAATTTTATTCTTTGACGCCAAACAAAACCATATAACTTTCTCAATAAACATTCTAGTTTTATAAGTAAATATTCCATAGTATCGCCTCATAAAATCCTTAATGTTTGCAGTTTTCACAAACACAAAGATCACCATCGTACCAATGTGCATGTAAAGTATCTTCACAATGACATTCGCATTTACAATCTTTGCATTTCTTTTTTCTTTTTTTCGGTTTAGGAAAAAATACTTTATCTAAATGTTCCGAAAATTTATCTAATAAACCAAAAAAACTATATATAAATTTATCTATCATTCTAATATTAATTTTTTAATTGATTTTTCCCCCATATATATTTCTGTTTCGGCAAGGGATTTGATGCATTGGTACTCTATTGATTTAGAAGCACCTCTGGAAGCCACCCTTTTGCCTTTAAGACATTGGGACATTGAATCTTGAATACGATGCTCTTTTATTTCACCGTTTATAATTAATAGTAAAGCAATAACAACTTCCTGCATTTAATAATTCTTTCCGTTTTCTCTAACTTTATCTTTTAGTTTCTCAATATCTTCTAATGCTTTGTCTAATTGTGATTCAACATGAGTAAGCATAACTTGATTGTGAATATTTTTATCTAACAATTCTTGATGTTTTTCTATTGTTTCGTATAAATCCTCTAGTAATAAAAATTGCTCTTTATCAACCGTTGTTTGTTCACTAGCTTTTAATAAATCAGCATTCATCAATTCCCTAGATGTCTCTAAAGAAGTCAATCTTGCTGTAATTTCAGTATAAGCAAAGATACCCATACTGACTGCGATGATGATTCCTACCATGTTCTTAATAGGCATGGCCACCGCTGTATTCTCATTAATCTTCATAGTCTAACATTAATAATTTTATATTTAATTTTTTTTGTATATCCGTAGGGGTTCTATATATTTTTTTAGATTTTTTTTCCCATTTCGGATTATTTATATCTCTATAACTATTTGTTTTAATATCTAAAAGCGTTACTTTACCATTTCTATCTGTAACCACAATATCAAACGGACATTGTGGGTCTATTGATTTTGCAACCCAATAGCCTTTTTTTGATAATGCGTTAATTATTTTATATTCGTTGGTAAAACCTTTTACAGATTTTGAAGTTTTTAAGGT